AGCAGGCGCTGCTTCATATGGTAACTCAGGTTACACATTGATGGGTCTTCCAATCATCGCAGATGCAAATGTCATCACAAACGGTGGTTCTGGAACTGACGAAGACGAAATCTACTGCGTAACTGCTCCAGAACTACATCTCTGGGAGCAAGCAGGAGCACCATTTGCATTGTCATTTGATGCTACTGGCGCAGGCAGCCTAACCGTTAAGTCTGTAGTATACGGATACTCAGCATTTTCTGCTGGTCGTTATCCTGCTGCTGCTTCTGTAATTAGCGGTACTGGTTTAGTAGCACCAACATTCTAAGTTAAATTTGCATGGGGTTGATCCCGTGTAATACTTAGAGTAATCTAAGGAGTGGGCTAGCTGTATACCCCCGTGCAGCTAGCCTACTTTAAAGGGTAATATGAAACTAATAAAAATATTTAGAATTAAAAAAGAAACAGCAACTGCTAATCCTAAAATGGAGAAAGCAATGCTTCCAAAATTGGAGAGAAGGAAAAAATGAGTCAATCTAGTACCGTCTACTGTACCCTAGCTGATGTTAAAAATGCCTTGCAAATTGAGGACATTCAAGACGATACTGCTATTCAGGCTGCAATTTTGGCGGCAAGTAGAATGATTGATGAATATTGCCAAAGATTCTTCTATAAAGAGGGTACATTATTAGCACCAGCTACAAAATATTATACGGCATATAGCCCTTGGTATATAGAAACAGACGACATAGTTCAATTAACAGAATTAGCATGTGATCCAGATTTTACTCAGACATATTCACAAATTTGGAATTTAACAACTCCACCATTAGATATAATGTATGAACCAGTAAATAATCCATCTAAAGGATGGCCATATACAAGAATATTAGCAATTGGATCTTATGTATTTCCATATTTCTTCCCACAAACAGTTAGAGTGAAAGGAATATTTGGATTTCCAGAAATTCCATATGAAGTTAAATTAGCCTGCCAAATCCAGGCAGCAAGATTATTTGTTAGAAAGCAATCTCCATTTGGAATTGCAGGATCTGTAGAATTAGGTACAGTTAGATTAAATTCAAGATTAGATCCAGATGTTGAAATGCTATTAAAGACATTTAGACGAAATAAGGGACTTGCTTACTAATGATAAAAATAAGTAAAGTTAGAGATGCATTAGGAGAGAATATATCTTCAATTACAGGTATTCGTATTTATGACAGAATTCCTGATGTTGTAGTTCCGCCCTGTGCTGTTGTTGGGCAACTAGATTTCACATTTGATATTGATAATGCTCGTGGTTTAGACCAAGCATCTGTTGATATATTTGTGTTAGTTCAGAGAATATCTGAGCGGGCAGGGCAAGATAAACTTGATGAACTATTAGCTGGTACTGGAAACAAATCCATTAAAACAGCTATAGAATCAGATAGAACATTGGGAGGATTAGTAAATACTCTCAGAGTTATAGGTGCAGAAAGTGGTACTTATTTAACAGGAGATCAAGAATTTCTTTCATATCGTTACAATGTAACAATATGGGGTTAGGAGATAAATAATGGAATATGAAATAGTATCCAAAAAGAAAGTTTGCGGTAAAGTCAATGGTGAAAGACTTACCGAATTTGATATAATTAGTGCAGGAGGAAATGTTGAATTTCTACTTGCTGCTGGTCATATTAAAGAAGCAGGAAAGACACCAAAAATAAAAGAAACATTTGAACCAAAATTTGAAGAAACTCCAGTAGTTGAGGAATCAACATTTGAGGTATCAGATGAAATTAATTTAATTAATAATGAAGGAGATATTTAACAATGGCTCGTATAGTGCTTACTGATGTTGTTGTAACTATTAACTCTGTAGATCTTTCAGATCACATTGCATCTGTTACCCTATCAACATCTGCTGACGCAGTAGAAACTACTGCTTTCGGACAAGATTCAAGAACTCGTGTTGGAGGCCTCAAGGATAACTCAGTTACACTTGATTTCCACCAGGACTTTGATGCTTCCGAAGTTGAAGCAACAATTTACCCACTTATTGGCACTGCCACTGCTGTGACAGTAAAGCCTACAGGCAGCGCAACAAGCGCTACAAATCCAAGCTACGGATTTGATGCTCTTGTAACAGAGTGGACACCACTTAATGGTGCAGTTGGCGAATTGGCTACTGCTTCCGTTACTTGGCCAATTAGCGGCGATATCACGAAGGCGACTTCCTGATAAATGGCTAAAATAGTTCTAACAGATGCCTATATCGCTTTCGGTGGCGTTATTAGTACAGGCATTGGAGGCGTTGACTTTAGCGATCATGTGTCAAGCGTAACGCTTTCTACTGTTCATGATGTTCTTGATGTTACTCCCGTAAAAGAGGGAACCATTTATAAAGAAGTCATAGCAGGTGTTGGAACTAATTCAGTCTCTTTTGATTTCTACCAAGACTTCAGTAATAATTCTCTAGAAGAATTTTTTGGTGGTGTACCACCATATACTGTTGAACCAAATAGGATAGGAACAAAAGTAACATGCTTTGTTAGGCCAACTAGTTTGCCTATCTCAGCATCAAATCCAGAATACCGATTTAACGTATTAGTATCTGAATGGGCCCCTCTCAATGGTGAGTCTGGAGGCCTAAGTACTATCAGTGTTAATTGGCCAATTTCTGGCGAAATAGAGAAATATATTCTCTAAATAAATAATTAACCTCAAAAGGGGGATTTATAATGGATGGACTAAAAATAAAAGTAAAAACCGTAGATGGCGTAAATGATGGAACATATTCATTACGCCCTAAGACTCTTGTTCAATTTGAACAAAAATTTAACAAGGGCTTTGCTAAATTGCTAACTGAAGAACAGAAACTAGAACATATCTATTTCTTAGCTTGGGCAGCAATGAAGGATGCGGGTAAGGTTGTAAAGCCTTTTGGCGATGCATTTCTTGACACATTAAACAGTGTGGAGTTAGAATCTGACCCAAATTCCGAATCCACAGAGACAGCTTAACCTACACCGTAGCGATGGTCTCTGTGGAGACAGGAATTTCTCCAGTTGATTTACTTGAGGCTCCTGATGGTGTTTTAGAAGCTATAGTTATTTATCTCAAGGAACGAAGTAGGAATGCGAGTAGGAAATGAGTGAAAAAACAATTCTGACAGGTGTTAAACCAACGCTTGATGCATTAAAGCAATTTGATAAAGACGCAGTTAAAGAATTTAATAAAGTTATTAACTCTGAATTAAAGATTGCTAAAAAAGATGCACAAGGATTTGTAAAATCCACACCACCATTAAGTGGATGGAACACTCAGCCTGCTCGTAATCCTCGTTCTCGTGGTGGTGCTGGATGGCCTTCTTGGGATCAATCTATTATTAGGGCTGGAATATCAGTAACTAAAGCGGAAGGAAAAGTCAGAAGAGACTATACAACCTCTGCTGGTGCATTAAAGAATAGATCTGCAGCAGGTGTTATTTATGAATTGGCTGGCAGGAAGAATAAGACTTCTGGAAGAAATGGCTTTATAAGTAATATTGAAAATAAAGAAGGAAATGCCTCTCGTTTAGTATGGAAGGCAGTAGATAAAAATAAAGAAAGAATTGTAAATAATGTCTCAAAGGCATTAGATGATGCAAAGAGAAAATTACAAACAGCTTTAAATCAGAGGAGGACAGAATAAATGGCTACAGGTGCAGTAATTGCCCGAATTATTTCTCAGTACTCTGATAAAGGTTCAAAAGCAGCCCAAAGAGATATTGCCAGAATGGGCAAGAATATTGATAAATCTCTTGCTAAAGTCACCAAAGCATTTGCTCTTGCCTCAGCAGCAGCCGTAGCGTTTAGTATTAAAATTGGCAAGGATGCTGTAAAAGGAGCTATAGAAGATTCTAAGTCAGCAAATGTTCTTGCTCAAACATTAAGATCAGTTACAGGTGCTACTGACGAGGTAATTGCTGCTACAGAAGCATATTTAAAGCAAGCAGAAAAAGTAACTAATCTTACTGGAGAAGAATTAAGATCAAGCTTAAATGCTCTTGTTGTGGCAACGGGAGATGTGACTGCTGCTACTGATTTACAAAATGTAGCTTTAGATGTTGCTGCTGGTACAGGAAAAGATTTACAAGCAGTTACAATGGCATTAGTACGTGCACAAGGTGGCAACCTTAGCTCGTTAAAGAAATTGGGTGTCCCTCTTGATGACACAATTATAAAAAATAAAGATTTAGCTGCAGCTATTGGTGTACTTACAGATAATTATGGCGGACAAGCAAAGATTCTGGGAGACTCAGATCCATTATTAAGACTACAAAGATCATATGAGAATATTCTTGAGACATTAGGATATGCCTTATTACCAGTAGTAGTAGAATTTACAGAATATCTTGAATCAGATGTATTACCTGCTATTGAAGAATGGATTATTTTAAATGAAGATCAACTACAACAAGGTCTTCGTGATACTGTAGAAATAATTAAAGATCTTGCAGATAGGGCAGTAGATTTTGCTAAATTTGTAAGAGCAAATAATGAATTAATTGTTGGCATTGCCTCAGTAATTGCAGGACTTAAAGGATATGCAATTGTTTTAGGTGCTGTAACAGGTCTTCGTTATGCAGCAGAAGCTGCAAGTAATATTGCAAAAGCTGTATTTGGTGTTGGAGCAGCAGCTGGTGGAGCTACCAAAAAAGTAGGCCCATTTGTTAAAATCCTACAAGGTCTATGGAAAACAATATTATTACTAGGTAAAGCATTTATGGCATTACCTGGTCCATGGAAAGCTGTCATACTTGCAATTACTGCTGGAACTGCAATATTTAGCAAATTTAAAGGATCAGCAGATAAAGCAACCAAATCAGTACAAGATTTTGCGACTACTCAAAGATTAAGCACCATAGATCAAAAAAATGCAATTTTAGATGGCTTTAAAGTAATTGAAAAATCAACTCAGCTTGTACAAGAGAAGGCAGCAAGAGAAGCAAGATTAGCAAAAATTAAAGCCAATAGTGCCGCTAGAGAAGCTAAAGATGCTGCAAAGCAATTACAATTAGATAAAGCTATAGCTAAATTTAAAGAGACGGCAGGAAAGAAATTAGATGCTGTTGCAGGTGATATTAATGATCCAAGACAATTATATGCAGCAGAAGCATTACTAAAGAGACAAAAAGATGCAAGAGATGCAGATAAAGAAAGAATAGAACAATTAAAAAATGAAATTCTTTCTCTTAAAGTTAGAAATGATCTTGCTGATAGATATGTTGATATTCTCAGAGTAATTGCTGATGAAAAAATAACTGATAAAGAAATTCAGGCATTAGCTCTTGGATGGGAGATGCCAGTAGAAGCAGTTAAGGCATATTTAACTCAATTCCAGGCAGTTTCAGATGGTCAAATTTCTGATGATGAAATTATTAATTTAGCCAAGCAGTGGGGTTCCACCCAAGCTCAGGCAGCACAATATCTTGATTTCTTCTATGCTTTAAATGATGGCGTTCTTGATGATTCTGAAATTGAGAAATTAAAGACAAAATGGAAGCTTACTGAAGATCAAGTCAGAATGTATGCTGATTTTGTTGGCATAGTTAATGATGGTAAATTAGAAGATGCTGAAATTATTAAGATTCAGGATAAGTGGAAATTAACCACAGACCAAGTTGTTGATTATATAAAGAAAATTGGTTCTCCTGTTTCTTATTCAGGTACGCTCATTGATCCTGCCAAGGCAGCAGAAATTGGATGGCTAAATGCTACAGCAGCATTACAAAGATATTTGGATCTTCTAAAGGCTGGTACTGGTGTCATAATTAATGGTGGTACTCCTGCAAATCCTGTAGTTCCAGTTGTTCCTGTCATTCCTACAACTCCTGTAGTTCCAACTACTCCTGGAGGAAGACCTGAAGTTCAAACTCCAGATGGAGTTATGCCATCAGCACAAGCAGCAACAGTTTATGCTATTGCAAAAGCTGCTGGAGATATGGAAGCAGCAGCAAAGGCTGCAGCACAAGTAAATCCAACTACTATAGCAGCAGCAGAATCTGGAGCAATTGGTGCAGCATCTATAGCAGCACAATTAGCAAAGGCAGAACAAGAAGTAGCAAATGCAGCAACATTAGCAGCATTTAAGGCTAAAGAAGCAGCAGACGCTGCAGCAGCCGTACAGGCAGCAACATCAAGAGACTATGATGAAAGCTTTAGATTTAGATCATTTACAATGAACAATGCTTCTGGGTTGCAAAATACCACAACAGCAGCACCTGTTATAAATGTTACTGTTCAAGGTTCTGTAACTACAGAACAAGATCTAGTCTCTGCGGTTAGAACTGGTTTATTGCAAACTCAATACAACGGTAATTCATTACTATTACAGGCGATTTAATATGACTCTACCAGTGTTAAAAGTAGAAATTGATTTCTCATCAGGCCCATCATTCGGATATCCATTAATTCTTGATGATTTTTCTTATGGCATTTTAGATACAAATGTTTTAGGAACTGCACCTCTTGATTTAGTAGATATTACTTCTCAGGTAAGAAGAGTATCTACTCGTAGAGGTCGTAACCGTATTCTTTCACAATTTGAAGCGGGAACTGCAACAGTAACATTAAATGACCCTAATGGTGATTTTAATCCTCAAAATCCAGCATCTCCGTATTATACAAAATTATTACCATTAAGAAAAATAAGAATAATTGCAATTACAGACTATGCTGGAAGCAGCATAGAAATCCCATTGTTCTCAGGATATATAACTACATTTGATACTAATTTTTATGTTGGAACTAATGAAGATGCTACTGTTACCCTACAATGTGTAGATGGATTCCGCCTATTGGCGAATGTTTCTACAGAAATACCGCCAGTTCCAAATTGCACAGCAGGTCAATTATCTGGAACAAGAGTAGAAGAATTACTTGATTTTGCTGGATTCCCAAATTCTATGTGGACAATTCAGCCAGGAAATTCTACAATGCAGGCAGATCCTGGTGGAAATAGATCAGTTTTACAGGCTATTCAAACAGTAGAACAATCTGAATTTGGTGCATTTTATATGACTCCTACTGGTAAAGCAAGATTTTTACAAAGGTCTTATGTATCTCAATTGGCAGATGTATTGCCAATTAAATATACAGATTCTATAACTCCTGCAGCAGATGAATATCCATATACAAGTCTTGATATTGCTTACGATGATCAATTAATCATAAATGATGTTAGTGTTACAAGATTAGGTGGAACACCTCAAATTGTTATCAATCAACCAAGTATTGATGTATTTTTCTATAAATCTGCAACAAGAACTGATCTATTAATGGAGACAGATGCAGAGGCATTAAGTCAGGCACAGATGATTGTAGCCTCTCGTGATAATGCTAGTATAAGAATAGATTCTATGTCATTGAATTTAAATTCAGTTGTTGATGAATTAAATACTTTGCAAAATCTATCGTTAGATATTTATACATTAATAAACATAGAAAAAACTGTTCCAGGCGGTAGTACAATTAATACTGAATTATTCGTACAGGGTGTTCAGCATGATGTTGCTCCAGGTCAATGGAATATTAAAGTCTACACAGCAGAACCAATTATTCAAGCATTCATCCTAGATTCAACAACTCAGGGTGTGCTTAATCAAAATGTTCTAACTTACTAAGAAGGAGAAAAATATGCCTACAGGCAGTCCAAACGCTGGTTATCTTACCTTTAACACAGGTGATGTATTAACCGCAGCACAGGTACAATACAACCTGCAGAATCAATCAATAATGTATTTTGCTGACGCTGCAGCGAGAGATGCTGCTTTGACAGTATCTATCCGTCAAGAGGGCATGTTTGCATATCTTGCTGACACCAATACAACAACATATTTTGACGGTACCGCATGGCAATCATTTGGTACTGGAGATGTTACAGGTCTTACAGCTGGAACTGGTATTGATATTACCAACCCAGGAGGACCTGTACCAACTATATCTATAGCAGATAATCCTGTTTTAACCTCACCAAAAGAGACAGTTGATATTATTGGAGCAGGTGCAACTGGTACAATTAATCTTGATGTTCTTACATCTGCCGTCCAGGTTCGTACAGGAAATGCTTCAGGAAACTGGACATTAAATGTTAGAGGAGATAGCTCAAATAGCCTTGACTCATTAATGACAACTGGAGAGCAAATCTCTGTTGTTTTGGCACAGCCAAATGGTGCAACAGCCTACTATCCTACAGGATTTACTATTGATTCATCAGCAGTAACTCCAAAATGGTTAGGTGGATCTGCACCATCTTCTGGAAATATAAATTCTACAGATGTATATGTTTACACAATTGTAAAAACATCAGCAGCAACATTTACAGTTTTTGCATCGCAAAGCAAGTTTGCTTAATATTTAAATAAGGAGTAATTGTGAGTCCGTTACAACGTTTTCCAAGTGGTATAGGTGTGCATCTTAGACTTGTGCCGCCACCACCACCGCCACCTGTTACGCCTCCAGTTACTCCTCCAGTTACTCCTCCAGTGACTCCACCAGTTACTCCTCCAGTGACACCACCAGTTACTCCACCACCACCTCCAGTAACTCCACCTGTCACGCCACCAGTAACTCCACCACCACCTCCAGTAACGCCTCCAGTTACACCACCTGTCACGCCT